ATAGTAGTGTACAATAGTGAATGGCTTTTAGAATATCCTTTCTATTCTTACCATCTTTTTTGCCGAATCTTGAAAGATATTTGATTGCATTGGATCGGCAAAATGCTTCCGCATCTCCAATACTTTCTATGAGATCTAGGGTTTGCATCTTACCCTTATCTCCAGTATAGTGCAATTCGTAAGTTTTGGCAATATAATCCTCTGCTTGTTTAAGAATTACATCTTCCTCATACTTAAATGTTTTGGTTATGTATGGAGGAACTGTGTTCTGGCCAAAGTGATGAGAATACTGATCATCTACATCAGCCATCCAATCTCCTTGACAGGCAGAGGCAATTTCTTTCTCTGACATTTGTGAAGCACTAGTTGTATTGTCGTAGAGGGCGGTATTCCCATAACCTAATGGTTCCACACCCATCATATGATCAAAGGCTTCTCCATAAAAATCGTAATCATCACCATTACATGCTTCTTCATCAGGAACCTCTGGTGGCCATGGAGAGCCAGGAGTCCACTCAAATCCACCACTCTTTGCAATCCAATCAAGGTCTTTATCCCTTTTATCTTCAACATCACTCCAAGGTATTTCCTCAAAGTAATCGCCTTGAATTACCTCTCTCTTATCGCTAAAAGGTTTTCTGCGAGTTACAGTTTTACCACCATCAGGTGATTCATAGATGTACTTTTCTTTGTCCATTAGTGGGTAATCCTCTTCAAATGTGCCATTCATAATTGAACCAGCGAGACTCCATGCGTTAACCATAGGTAAATAAGAAATCGTGAACTAGACTCTCTGCTTTTTCTTTACCAAACTTCCCTGCAAGATATCCTCCTACTGGATCTAGTTTGGTCATGTAAGCATCGAAGTCTTTGTAGTGGCTGGTATCTGTTCCACTTGGCCTTTCTAATTCTACCATTTCTTTATACTTTGTCAAGTATTGTTTAAACATATCTAAGTGTTCGTCAACGTCAGCAAACGTACAATACCTTACAAAGATGTTTTCTGAGAAATGATTTCCCATTTCAAAAAATCGATAGTCTTGTTCTGCCTTTGGTAATCCAGGCACAGAGAACAGATACTTCTCTTTAGGATGTTGAAAGTCAAATACGATAATAACTTTCTTTTCAAAAAATCCCATCAAATCCATACCAAAGCAAGGTAAGTTACTTCCTGTCTTGGGATAGATGATTGTATTGTAGATACATGATTTATCACTCCATATATCCACTTCCCTAGACTTGATAAAGTATGGGTTGGTATAGGTTCTAGCAGTTAAGTTAGTACCTTTACCTTCCCAACAAGCCCACTCGGACTCAAACTTTAAGTCTGGAAATGTTTTATACAGAAGGGACTTGTAGTTCTTCCATAGATTCATCAGTTGATGTTTCACCTCCAAAATTTACATCTGCATCTACCTTGTCATATAGATCAAGGAATGCTTGTTTAGTCTCATCGTCAAAACGATTTACACACACTTCAATCGCCTTCTCTTTGTTCTTCCAGATACCGTATGCTTTTACGATATGAACAAGACGGCGTGTAGAAATAACTTCCTCAACACCACCATCAAAGAATGTCTTACGAATGATGTCTCCCCAATCAACAAGTCTCTTACAGAAGTCTTTGTCATCACATAGGAGATTCAAGATCTTCTCTTCGGTCTTGGGACTTGGGTAAGATTGTTCAAAGGTAACTGGGAATCTTTCAAGGAAGGCTTCGTTAAGCACGTTAGTTCCAATAAACCTTCCGTCGTCTGAGCCTTTACCTTTAGTATTAGCGGTTGCGATAACATTGAATCCGTGTGCTGGTTTGACATATCTTCCAATCTTCTTAAGGAAGACTCCAGTTCCCTCAAGGATGCTTTGAAGGCAGAGGATTTTGTTTGATGCAAGGTCGATTTCGTCAAGTAACAATACTGCACCTCTCTCAAGGGCTTCGATAACTGGGCCGTTATGCCATACTGTGGAACCATTAACAAGACGAAAACCACCAATAAGATCATCTTCATCAGTTTCAATAGTGATGTTAACACGAACTACCTCCCTCTTAAGTTGAGCACAAGCTTGTTCTACACCGAAGGTCTTACCATTACCAGAGAGTCCAGTAATAAAACATGGGTAGAAAAGTTTGGATTGAATGATCTTCTTCACATCTTGGAAGTTACCAAACTTGACAAAGTTGGGGTCAACTGCTGGAACTAGATTCTGTTCTACTGGTGGAACAACAGCAGGAGCAGAGAAGGAACTCTCAAGTTTCTGCTTCTTCTCTCTTACTGTAAGATTCCACTTACCTTTTGTGGTCTTGAACTGTGCAAGATATTTTGTCACAGTTTGATATGTCACATCATTCTGAGCACAGTATGCTTTGATGTGTGCAGCGGTAATTTTGTTTCCGTATAGATCTCTTAGAGATGAGATCAACTGGTCTGGGTTCACTTTAGCTTCAAAAGGCATGGTTCATTCTGTAATATGTATTCATTATAAAAGTAAAAAGTGACACATGCAACCAGCAATGTGCCACTTTGGTAACTGTCTATGCGATGTATTGCATAAACTGTCCTAGAACTTTCTTGTTCATTTTCTTTGCAGACAATGATTTCTTGAAAGCAGCTTTGATCTGTGACTTAGTAGCGTCCTCTTTGACCTCGAAAGAATCATCAGAGTTCAAAGCAGATGAGGATAGCGCAAAGTAAGCATTGTACCCACCACCATCTTCAATCATAACAGATTTGGTTTTCCTCCACTGTTGTTGAAGACCAGCAACTCTGTCCTGATCCCAATCACAGTATCTACGAATAAAACTACTGGACTCACGATTGTCTAGGACTCTGATTCCAATAAAGTTTACGTCAGTAAATTTACCTCTGAGTTGATGTATCAAAGCGGAAGTAAACTCATGATAGTTGTTACCACAGTTATGAGTCTTACCATTGTCATCTCTGATGAAAACAGCACCACTGTGAGTAGAACGTGATCCCATATACTTGTGACCGTCTCTATCAGTAAACTCTTTTGAGAAACTAATTGGATGTGCTTCACCATCTGTAAGAGTGATACACTGAATCTTCTGAACACCTGTTCTGTTCTTGAACTGTGGGATAAGATAGTTCAGAGATACAAGTGCTTCATTCAAAGGAGTTCCAGATAGACTCAATCCATGAGGAGCCTGATAGTAATAGTTGTTGTTCCAACGACCTCTACTGTCCAGAACTGATGCTGTTCTCCAGATGTTCAACATGTGATGCTCTAGATCTTTTTTCTTGACATCACTTGATAGGAACTCCATCATTGAGAATGTATTTTCTACAATGAGTTGACCATCCTTGATTGTGTGATGATTAAAAGGTAGATGGTAACTACTTCTGTAATAATCCTCGATTGATTGATTATTGAGATTGGAGTAACGATTCCACTCATTAGTGAAAGCAAATACTTGGAAAGGAATCTGAACTTTCTTACAGAACCAAACCAAGTTAAACAACTGTTTGATTGTATCCATAAGAACTGTGCTCATAGACCCAGACCAATCAAGGACAAAGATGAGTCCGTGATTTTTGCCATCAGGTAGAGTAGTAATCTTTTTGAACAGATCTTCATTGTACTTGTATGAATGAAGTTTTGTGCAATCAAGAACACCTGTTTTTGATACTGTAGCACGAGCGTATGCGTCAGCAGACTTACGACATTCAAATTCCTTTACAAGATAGTTGACTTCTTTCTGAGCAGATCTTCTGAACAATCTGTAGTCATTGTCAACCTCCTGATAGATGTCTTTCTTAGGTCTGTAGGTGTTCTCTACGCAATCAAGATTGTAGTTCTTCTGTTGCAAATTGTACCAACTGTCAAGATTCTTATGAATATCAGAAACGCCAATGTGTAGATTATCAAGAGAGAGTTGAGGTAATGTGCAATACTCAGGATCTCTTGAACTACTCCTCTCTTTGTTGTTTAAGTTCTCTAGATTGTCAGATAGAGTTTTATCTGTAATAGTTTCTAGACTACCGTGTTCTCCACCTGTGGTATCACTGGCCGCTTCCATGTCTTCAGCATCAAAATCAGATCCAAGATCAGGACTAGATT